ATACTGCTTTAGCATTCAATTCGTTAGCACGATTGATTGTCGCAGTGTCTGCAGTAGCTATTTCTCTTCTCCATACAGCGTTGTTCTGAGCAATGGCTAATTGATTCTGTGCATTAAATTGGTCACGTTGATTTCTTATTTCTGTGTTAAAACGACCAATAGTGTTTAGCTCACCTGCATTATACTGATTCTGTGCATTTGCTTGAGTTGCATTAAACTGTGATATATTATTTGCTAAATTAGCCATGAATTGTTTAGTTTGATTATCTGACGTAGCATTAAACTGACTTGCTGCATTATTAGCAGATTGGTCAGATAACAGTGCTTGGTTTATGGCTTGAGCATTAAACAACTGTGTTTGTTGTTCGTTACTTAAATTAGCCATTTCCATCTGTAAGAAAGATTGAGCATTTTGAACTGCTGCCTGTTGATTGTTACTTAGATTAGCTAAATCTAAATTAGCAAGTGCTGATGCCTCTCCCATAACCAATGCCTGTTTATTAGACAAGTTATTAAGATTCATAGTATTGACAGCACGACTGTTCTCTAATGCAATGTTCTGTTCAGCATTGAAGTTAGCATTTGCTATGTCACCTATCCTAGCAGAGTTTTGTACTCTTGCTTGAAACTCTTGGTCAAACTCTTGTCCTAAGAATGTTGCTCTTTGTTGAGCAGCCAACATAGCTCTCTGCTGTCTATTAGATAAGTTCTGTGTTTCAAACTGTGCTTGTATATTAGCATCTGCTTGTGCAATAGGAAGTGCTGCCTCTAATGCACCTTGTATCATAGCTTGTCCTGCCATACTAGATGCACCCAAGCCTCTTTGTGCCATCTGTGCCTGTACAGCACGTAATGTTCCTGCTGCCCATGCAGGTGGATTACCTGCATCAAAGTTAGCAGTTAGGTTTGCTAATTGACCTTGTACTGTAGCTTTTTCTGTAGGGGTAGCTGTGGCAGCCTGAACCTGTTCAGTAAACTTAGATGCCTTTTCTGCATCAGCAACACCTGTAATCAATTCACCTGATTGTATTTCTCTTTGTACAGGGTTGTTTAATAATGTTGCGTTACCTTGTGCAGCATTTAAGTCACCAATACTTGATGCAGTCTGTTGAGCTGCGACAACTTTAGCATTGGGGTCTGCTGTATCTGTTTGAGCAGCTTGGTTTGCTTGTACAGCACCCTGCACAGCAGGTGTTACCTGTGATGCAGTCATTTGAGTAGTAGCTGTTTCTTGAGCAGGTGCTGCTTGAGCAGTGTCTGCACCAAAAGCTGTTGCTACAGGTGTGCCTGACAACTGTCCTTTTCTTTCACTCACAAATTGACCACCCTCTACTCTAGTCATTTCAGGTTGTGTCACACCACCTACAGGCATAGCACCTGTTTGTGCTAAAGTTGCTGTAACATCTGTTACTTTTTGGGGTGCATTGGGTGTTCCATAAGCCGATACCTGACCCGGATTTGTTCCGATTGTAGGCACATAGGCTTGATTAGTGTTGGCAGGAGGTCTTGCAGGTAATAAGGGTTGAGGTGATGGAAAAGGTGTGGGTTGAAGAATAGGCTCTGGTCCTCCACCATCTTCTCCTACAGCCATAGTTTTAATCATAGGTGGGTTAAAATCGTCACCATCCTCTCCTACAGCCATAGTTTTAGCTGTTGGAGCAAAGCCACCACTGCCATTTTCAGGTATAGCCATAGTCGTAATCAATGCATTACCAAAACCACCACTAGCGTTTTCACCTATTGCTCTAGTCATAGCTGATGCAGTTTGCATACCTATAGGTCTAATATTACTTCCTGCAGCTTGTGTAGTAGCACCACCTGTTTGCATTTTACGTACAGCACCACCACGAGCCATCTCTTGTGCTTTCTCTTCGTATGTAATCATTTCACGTTGTTTATCAGGATTTTGTTGTAAATAGTTATCAAACTCTTCCATGCGACCTGAATATCCCATGCGACTAGCTATCTTCTGTAATCCCTGTGGCTTAAAACCTTTAAACATTGCCATATTATTTTACCTATACATTATTAAGTTCGTATCTTATCGTTTCAGCTAATTTACCTTGTACTTGCATATCAAAAGCTACAAACATAGGACCTGTATTCACTTCTAAGAACCATAGTCCTTCTTCATCTTCCATAAAATCACTAGCACCAAAGTTTAAATTTAACCTACACATTAAGTGTTTGACTTTTTCTACAGTAGCATCATCTATTTCTGTTACAACAACTGTGCTTTCAGGGTCATCTCTGTAGTCTAACTTATCTGTAACTACTTCAAAGGAGAAGTGTTTGTTGTTTATAACATATAATCTTTTATTCTTACCTGTTATCTTTTGTTGTATAATACAAGGATAACTTGCCTCATTGCCATCTAGTGTATGTTGTCCACCTAATACAGGTTTAATGATTGTGTTATCTCTAGTGCTTCTCTCTGCTGCTTCTGTGTAAGGTATACGTAATCCTAATTCTTTTGCTAGTAATAAGTTGTGTAACTTAGTTGTCTTTTCGTAGTGATGATTCTTATTATATCTAGTTATATTATGATACTGTAAATAATCTTGTATTATATAATAGTTATTGTACTTTTTATGTGTGCTTTCTTCAAACACATTGTTTCTTACAAATATAGAATCCAAGTCTGTTATAGGTTGACCTTCTACATATAACACATCTTCTGTTACATTCCATTCTATATTAGCAGCTTGGTCTATAAACTTATCAAAGTGTGGGTATAAAACTTTAGTATTTGGGTCACTCAACTGACCAAATAAATATGCAGACATATTAAACTTTATCTACTTCCCATCAGTATCTTATCCAACTTATCTTCTAATCTTTTGAGTGCATCCATAAGATTGTGCATATCATCTTTCACATCATCCTTACGTGCATAATCTTCTCGTGTCTTGTTCAAGAGTATCTGTATGCGTTTGACCTCTTGGAACATCTTGTTAAATGCCCAACCGAATGGTACAACGACCATAGTCAGGATTATGTTCCAAAATAACATTGGGTCTATGCTGTCCATAGTTACTCCGTTGGTTTATCTGGAAATTTAAATCCAGTATCAGACATACTTGTATACGTTTTTGTTATATCTCTTAATTCTTGTCTATATGCTTTCCAAGTATCAGACATTGTTACATCGGAATTAGCCATCCAATCTGTCTCTGCTAACAAACTGTTTCTTTCTTTTCTAAGTTTAGATAATTGTCTTGCAGACTTATTTTTTTCCCACTCTGTATCTTGAGTTTCTAATGCAGTTTTTTCTGCATCTGTTAAATCAACTCTGACACCATCTACCATTTTATGTGTATAAGTCATACTGATTCTACTCCATATAAATTAAATACTCCAGTGGTTATATTTCCAGAAGAAAATGAAAATTTTATATTATTAAATGCAGTTGTATTAGTTGTGTGGAAACCTCCATACGTATGTTTAATTTGATTATTATGAACATAACCAGAATAATGCCACCACCCATTTCTTCTTTGTCCTGTTATAACACCATTACTTAAATTTGGCATCCATACTTCTAGAGTGCTACCAACACTAGCTGTGCTATCATAATCGTTACCCACAGTAAGAAAAGCTGCATTATTGCTATCATTTGCTATATCATCTACACTAGCTGCATCCATTCTAAAAGCCAAGTAACTTCCAAAAATACCACTACTAATGTAGCTACTGCCTGAATCTGTAGAAAACTCTAACTTTCCATCAACATCATCTGTTGCAGCAACTAGACCTATAACTTCTAGACGATAATTATCATATCCTCCAACAGTCATACTAACATTTGCAGTATCTGCTGTTGTTGTAGAAGATATTAAATTATTAGTAATACCTTTTGCTAAATCTGCTGCTTTGGTCATTGTTTATTCCTATCCTGTAAATGCGTCTGCATCTGTTATTGCTTTATCAATAACTGTAAAGTCCTCTTTATCCCAATCAGTCAATGTCTTTTGATACTTGAGATACCCAACACTACGTTCAACTCTTGCTTTCTTCTCGTCATGTGTCATGTCATGTCCAAAGTCTGCATTTGTTGCATCACTGCCTTTTGCATG